CCTGTCTTTCCGAAGTTCATCATCCTGGTTATAGCTCCATGTTTGTACACCTTTACAGGAAGAGGCATGGATTAGCACCCTTTGGCCAATGTACTTCTGAGGACACTTCCAAGTCCTGTTTTCGATGTCTTTGATACCATGAGCGATTAGGCTTGCCCACGGCTGTTTGATGGATATTGCTTTCATTTCTTATCCTCTAATAATTCTGGGTTATCGAATAAGTTTCCAATTACCTCACACTTACTATTGAGCAACATAGGGGTAGTCTTGGTCGAACTTCCTTTGTGATAACCTACGATGAATGCTCCACACTCAAACTTTACAACCATAGGCTGTTTATTCCCATGGTATCCTTGCTGAAGAACTATATCACCCTCATAAATATCTGTTCCATTTTTATCATACAATCCGGTAAATTGACAGATGGTATCTTCTTCTACGGACAAATCTTTGACTACATAGGCACTATTATCAGTATTAAATGACAGAACATTATCAAAAATAACTTTGTCTGTATAGACATAATCAAGAATGCTGAATTTAGATTCACCTAAATAACCATAAAGCCATTTTCTAGTCTTTTTCGATTTTCCTCTGAATTTTATTTCTCTGTTCATATTCACTTCTCCTTTCTACTTATCCCAGCAGCCACCACATGACTGCCAGGAACAGGTAATACAATTTCGTTTTCATTGATTATCTTTTTTATAATACTCAACAATCGTTTTATTTAACGCTTCGATAATATTGAATGTCAGTGTAGCCGGCATTTCATTTGTAACCATATTCTTGACGTACACCTGACCATCCCTGTATTCAAGAATGGTGTCAAGTTCTATTATTTTAGGTTCTTCATTCATTCTTTTAATTGTCTTACAATTGTATCAATACACACATAAACAATCATAAAACGAATAATGGATTCGCTTCTGTCTGCGTTAATCAAATCTGCAATCAATGCCGTAACAATTTCACAGATAATTATGATTATTGTTGCTTTTACGTAGTATTTCATCACTTTTCCTTCTTCATTTTCTTATCCATCCATTCAACAGCATCCTGTATGGATGAAACCTTTTTAAACTCACGTGTAACGCAGAACGTCATGTACTCACAGATAATTTCTCCCTTATCATTAAAGTAGATGTTGTATGCTCCAGTGCTATTTGCTCCAGTACACGGTATCTCAAGTTCCAAAGCCTTCAATGCTTTTTCAGCATCGCAAGTGAAGTAAGCATATATATCATGCGAAACCTCCTTGCATCCGGTCAATTTTACAATGTTTGCCATATCACTTTTTTGTTTTTAAATGTTTTCTGTATTTCACTGGTATAAATCGTTTGAGTTCCGGAAGCGAAGTAGAAACAATGTGCATCCATGTGTTCCACCTTTGTCCGTCATGGTCTCTGGATGGAATTGAACAATTCTGCCCTTGACAAGTTCCGCTTTTATTCTCAGCCTTGCATTTCACACAGCATCCTGCGCACTCAGAGGATAAATGACAAAGGATGCAAGCCTGTTCTTTACTAATTCCATAATCCAAGTTTAAGGACAGTTGAGTTTCTTTCATTGATTACTCCTCCTTCTTTCAACTAATAATTCTAACCGTTTCTCACACTCCGCACATTCGAATTTCTTTCGCTCCAGTTTCTCCCGGAACTTAACCAGCTCCTCGTCCGTATTCTCGTCAAAGAACAGATTGTTCTGACGGTTGTGTTCTATGTATTCATTCATCCTGCGTTCTGCTTTTGTTATCTGGGCTTTGGCCGAAATCAGCTTAGACAGGCAAGAACTCACTTCAAGCGACTCTCCTGAACGCTTGTCGTAGTAGTAAAAAGAAGTGTACACATCATTCCTAGGATACTGGCATTGCAGTCTGGCCACCCTCCATCTGATTACCCACATTCTTCTTTCGTACACCTCACGCGGAAGGTCGTAGGTGTATAGGATGACAGATTGATGGCCGTGACCGTAGCAGATGCTGATTTGCACCCAATTCTCGATTTTCAGTTCCTTTTCTGCTTTGGCATAATCCTTAGCCATCTGGAACCAGTCGCCCATACTTTCTTGCTTTCCCATGGCTTAAAATAGCTTCTGTTGTACAATAATTCCTTCAGGTGTTTTAATCTCTCCAAGGCATTCTTTCCGAAACCTTTTCTCTTGTTCATCAAAATATTCCTTATCTATCTCGGTTCCATAGAAATCGAACCCCATCCGATAAGCTGCGATTCTGGAACTTCCACTGCCGAGGTGCGTGTCCAGTATTTTGTCCCCAGGTTTAGCAAATTTTTCAAGAATCCATTGATAAAGTTTGATAGGTTTCTGAGTAGGATGGATTTTTGATTCTTTATTGTTACCTCCGCGACTTGAAAGATGAATGATAGATGCCGGACAATCAAAAGAAGTCCAAGCAAGCTCAAACTGGGAAAAATTCTTCCAAGGCTGCATTTTATCCCAGCACAATATCCCGCGTGTAGGTGGTAGAGAAAAATAGTTGCCTCCCCATATCACTTGATTATGGCTTACCCTGAACAGTTCCTCGAAATACTCTTTTGAGGGAGGATGATAATCCCAATCGCATTGCATTGTATTCAATGCTCGGTTCTTAAGTTTTCCGGCTCCTTGGTTAAAGCGTTTCTTTTTCAGTCTTTGAGCTATACTTTCACCATTGTATCCTCCATGCCTACGGTTCATGTTGCTACCCATCGACATGTTCGGGGCATTTATTCCGTATGGAGGGTCGACCACTGCCAGCTCAAAGAACTTATCTGGTATGTTCCGCATGTATTCCATACAGTCCATGTTATGTACCTCACTAACCATTTTATGCAACTTTTCTTTTTCTTATAATCTCCTTACAGATAGCCTCACAAAGCACACGAGCCATGTTCACCTCCACGGCATTACCGATAAACTTCTTCTGGTCAGACTGTGTACCAATCAGAATATAGTCTTCTGGGAAACCCATAATCTTTTTCAGTTCATCAATGCGAAGCATACGCATCTTTATGTCAGCCAATCCATAAAGGACCATAAACTGCTTGATTTTTACAGTCATCGGGCTGTCATCCTTGTATATGCAGATACCTACGCCATCTTCTGTATTGACAAGGTATGGAGGCATTTTATCCATACGTGCTATAAGCGTGAAGCATGGATCATCTACTGAACCTCCTGCACTGCAAAATTGCGGGTTCATCAGAAAGTTTTTCGTTTTACAAGTAACCATGCTGTATTTGGGATTGGTTGTAATAGCTCCTAACGGTTTTTCTATGGAAGCTGCACTGGAAGCGCCAAACTGCTGGTCGATAAATACGGGCGTCACCATTCTTTGCTTCGGTACGGTTGTTACTGCAGGGCATGGCTCTTTAACACTACCTAACTGCCCACCTCCTGAATAATAGTTCATAAAAAATGGAGTAACCAAAGCAAGGCGATCCTTTGTGGTTACAGTCGGAGCAGGATTTTCTACTGAATGGTTGTTCCCGTTACCGTAGTATGCTGTGACAAAAGCATGATGATCCTTGCAGGTAATTGTTCCTGCTGGCTCTTCTACAGAAATATTCTTACTCCCAGGATGTCCGCTGTACTGCTTTGATAGGAAACTTACTTTTGCCAAAGCCAAGCGACCCTGCGTAGCCACAGTTGGGCATGGCTCGTCAATGCTTGGAGATTGATATTTACCTGTCCGGCTCATAGAGTTGTATTTTACTATAAAAGCATCTTTCCCACCGGCCACAAACTTAATCAGTCCGGCATAAATTCGTTCGAGTGTCTTTTCTGCAAGCGGTTTTTTCCTTGTGAAAATGCTTTCACCTTCGTCCGAAAAATCCAGCACTTCTTTTACGGGCCTCCATTTCTCCAGCTTGCTGAACATATCTTTTCTTCCATTCTTGCAGTGTGTTGCTTCCGGAAAAACGATAGGAAGTCCCCTTTTTGCAAATATGCCAAAAAATCGTTTTCGGGTAGTATATGCTCCATAATCGGCTGCATTCAGTATTCTCCAGTCAAAGTCATATCCGTATTTCTTTACGTTTCGTTTCCACTTCTCATAACAACGACCTTTATCTTTGCTTACCGGATGTCCTTTTTCGTCCATGTCTCCCCAGCTCATAAATTCTTCCACATTTTCAATCTGAATATAGTCAGGTTTTATGGCTTCAATGTAACGGAAAAGATGTTCGGCCAGCGTCCGGCTGTCAGCATCGCGCGGCTGTCCTCCTTTTGCCTTGCTGAAATTGGTACATTCCAGAGAAGCCCATAGAACTACATACGCATCCGGATATTGCATTTTCATCTTCTCTACATGCGCGACCAGTCCTGAAAGCTCCAGCGTTCGGATGTCCTCTGTGAAATGAAGCGCGTCCGGATGATTTGCCGCATGGCTGGCGATAGCGTTTGCATCATGGTTTACACAAGCGATAACTTTCGCGCATTGTTCATCTGCGTAGCGTGCGTTTTCTACTCCGGTACTGGTTCCCCCGGCACCGCAGAAAAGGTCTATATAGAGTAATTTTATCATATCAGTTCCATCTTTGAGGTCGGTTGTTGGTTCTCTCCAAGTAAGCGGCTATCTTCTTCTCCGCATCCTCACTGTTGCGGACGAAAATTCGCGTCCGTGTCTTGTCGCCTGGGATAGCTACATACTTTCCATGTTTCTCCAGTTCCCGATGCTGGGCGATTTTCAGTTCGGTTCCAGAAGGGTTCTTCTCCAAATCCACTTTACGTGGAAGCATTGGGTCATTTTCCGTTATCATTTTGCAAGATATTTGTTGATTATGTTACTCACTACAAGTCCGGCTTCATCACACATCCCGGCGAAGTTCTCAGACAATGATTCATTCTTCTCTTCATCCGGTATTCTTACTATGTTTCTCAGCTCCTTCAGTACGCGCTTTACCTGAAAAACTACCTGAGCATCTATTCCGTTTGATTCAAGTTCAGACTGGAACTCCAGTGCCGCACCTTCAAGCAAATCGGAATAGATGAACAGCTTGTGCATCTTGCGAAGCATTTCTACCTTGAACTCTGGGGTATAGTCCTGAAGAAGTTCTCCCAAGGAATGTGGTTCCAGCTCTCTTTCAAGGGAGTCAATCTTGTTCTTGATTTTCTGTGCTTTGGCAAAGTTCATGGATGAAATCAAGGCGATATACTTCTTTCTCAGTTCATTGAGCTTTCTTTCTGATTCTTGTCTTGTCATTTCTCTACTTTTCTGATGATTAAATACTTTGGCTCACCCTTGCGGAGATTGCTTAATGTCTCTTCGTCAACCTCTGCTTCTGTGAGTCCGTTCACGTTCATGTATTGTGGGAGACGGTATTTCTCACGTAACCTCCTGATCAGGTTCCAGTCACGAGTTACCCAGTTGATTGTGATTTTCATATCATTTTCTCAGGCTTTCACCGCTGAAGAGGACGGTTTTTGTTATCGCCCTCAGCCGGTCAATGGTTCTTTCCCCATATTTCTCTCTCAGTTCGTCTATCGTGAGGTTGGTGGTCAGGATAAGAAGCTTTCCTTTCTTCTCTGCTTCGTCTGCCAGCTCAGCGAATGCAAGCCTTTTTTCGCCGTATTTGACGCTAAGATTCTCTGTCCCTATATCGTCAATGTAGATGATGTGTTTTTGCTTCACAGCGTCTAAATCAGCGTTCATCTGCTGTGCATCGTAGCAGCTTACCACCTTGCGGCAGTAATGGTTAAGAACCAAAGGAAGAATCTTTCCGCAGATAAGGGTCTTTCCGCGTCCGCAATTGCCGAAACACAAAAGTCCGCGACCTTCATTGTCGGCCAGCCAGCCTGCCACTTCTTCGTACTCAGGAAGCCATCTGGCATTTTCTCCAGTGAAGTACCTGATACCGGCCCAGAGAACTCTTTTGGCATCCGGAACGGTTACCTGTACGATGTTAGGAATAGGGGAGAAGCCCGTATCTTTAAGCCGTTCGATTGTCTGTTGAAAATTTATCTGTTCCATGTTTACCAGCCTTTCTTGTATTTTTCCGGTGAATTATCCTTCAGAACTATGCCTACATCTGTTTTTGAAGGCACTTTCTCACGACTGGCCCAGGTTGCCAGCCGTCTTGGAAGCTCCCAGGTCTTTTCCAATTCATAGCGCATCTTGGTTTCTGACTTGTTAAGCTCGCTCCAGTAATCGAAGAAAGCCCGAATCATTTCTTTCGGGTACTGGCCGACATAAGGGACTAACGACTGGTAGAAGGATTCTTTCCGGGAGAGAGTAGCGGCTTTAGCCGCGTCTTTCTTTGCTACTACGTTAGTAGTAGTTTCTTTAATAATATTCTTCTCCTTTATTTGCTTTGTGTCACCCGTGTGTCGCTTTTCTGGCTCTTTGGCAGGGTGTGTCACCTGCTGTGTCGCCACTTGTGTCATTAGCTGTGTCACTTGCAAACGTAAATTATTGATTTTCTGAATGATATTTGTGTCACTCATTGTGTCATTGCTTGTGTCACCTGCTGTGTCAGACTCTGAACCATTATACTCATTGTACTTTACCAGGGTTATTACATTCATTCCTTGTTCCTTGGAAAGAGTTATCATGTTTTCTCTTCTCAGAAAGGCAAGAAACGTCCGTACTTTCCTCTCAGACCATTTCCAACGCTTTGATAAGAATCTTATGGATGCAGGATATTGTCCTCTTGTATAAGAGACTTCTCGACCTCCGATACTCTCCATACGGGGCGTTGCCTCAAATCGTGCTGACTGAATCAAGTCAAGCCACGCTTCGCAACTGCTAAAAGTCCGGGCTTCATTCCACATATCATTCGAGAAGAACTTGCGGCTTAGTTTTATATATCCTTCCATAATCTTAGAATCTTACGTTAGTCAACTGTCTGCTATTGGAGTACACGGCCCATTTACCGTTTCCGCTATCCACCAGGCGTAAATCCTTGACTTCGCCAAATCGTTTCAGATTCCCGCAAAGGTCAACGATCCAGCCAGCCTCCTTGTTAGGATGCGGACGGATAGCACGACCGACTATCTGATACCAAAGAGCCAGCGACATTGTCGGACGGGCCATGACAATCGTATCCAGTTCAGGATAGTCAAATCCGGTAGTAAGTACACCTACGTTGGCCACAACGGGTATCTCTCCGGCCTTGAACGCTTCAAGGATATGTTCGCGTTCCTTCTTCGGTGTTTCTCCTGAAACGATTGCTGTTCCGGGAACAGACCAGGTAAGGCGTTCTGCTTCCTTCAAAAAACGGGTGAAAACCAATATACCTTTTCGTTTTACACCGCTCTTGGGATTCATAAGCCTTTGGACGATGCTCACCAGAAACCCGTAGAAGTCGATACGCTCATATTCTTTCACTACAGACTTGTCCGTGTAGTCGGCTCCGGTCGTGTTCACCTTCAGGTTAAGTTCGTTCCATCCCAAAGGATTCATCGGATAATAGTTCAGCTTCGAAAGATACCCCATATCCAATAGAGTAGAGATTTGAACCTGATAGATTACCTCAGAGAACACGCACGGGCGTGTGCGTGTGATGAACTTCAACATGCTGCCGAAATCCCTGCTTGATGAAAGCCGGTAAGGCGTAGCCGTCAATCCAAGAACTTTACATTTCAGCATCGAAAGAAATCTCTTGTACATTCCGTCTTTCGGGTTAACCAGATGGCACTCGTCGATGATGATATTCTGAAAATGCTGGAAAAGTTCCGGATGGTTGACTACGCTTCCGATAGTGGCGAAAGTTATTCTTGAAATCTCCTTTCGCCCGAATGAGGCAGAGTAGATGGAACAATCCAGAACACCATACGAACAGAGCTTCAGATAGTTCTGTTCTAGTATCTCCTTACTGGGCTGAAATACCAGCGTGTACCCTTCAAGACGGCTGGCGATGTCGGCTATCACAAGACTCTTGCCGGCTCCGGTAGGCAGCACCATGATGGCATTGTTCTTCTTGGCCATGTTAGCAAAGAAGCTGACCGCTGCATTACTGGCCTTCTGCTGGTAATCCCGTAAAACATAACTCATAATCCTTTCTCCTTACTCAGTTTGTCTCCCAAAGCCTTGTAATACTTGGTGAGTTCGATTAATTCAAAATCAGTCCATTTCTTCGCCTGGCTTGCTCTCCATGCCAGCTTATCGAATCGTAGTTGCCCGATTTTAGCTTTCAGGTTCGTTTCATATTGTATCAGATGGTCGGCACTGAATCGGTTGCACGCCCGGCATTCTGCGTGGGCGTTGTCCTCGTCAAAGCGTGTAGCCATGTGGCGGCGCGAATGGAAGTGTCCGCAATCGGCCTGTGCGTAGGGCTTTATCTGGCCGCATGAGATACAGCGGAAATACCCGTTCGGCATACAATCACGAAGCCGGATATAGCGGCTGAAAACTTTGTCGAGTTTGGCCACTAAATCCGGCTTCTTCTTAATCTTGATACCTGCCTTATCAAATAACGGCAAAGGCTTTTCTTTCTTCTTTTTTGGTTTCTTGATGTAATACGGCATTATTTGAATCCCCATTCTTTTATGTAATCAATATTCTTTGGAAATCCATCTACTTGTTGAGGACTTAAAAATATCTTTTCACTTTTTAATGGAGTGCCTCCCCATACAGTAGCAGGACATTCTTCATATTCTTCTTTAGAAACTTCACTTACATTAAAATTGGGTTGGAAACCATATCCCATTACGCTTTCCCCTAAGTAAGTACCAAACTTCTTCAAAGCCCATTGAAATGCGATTTCCTTACTGAACAATCCATTTTTAGAAAGGACTGCTGCATATATTCTATGCATATAGTATCCAGTTTCAGTTAAATCAGGTCTGCAACGGATACAGAAATAGGAAATATTACACAAAACCTCTTTCACAAACGCTTCATGCTTCTTGCATTCTTCTTCTGTAAGAAACTCTTTTCCATCATTAGCGATGTAAACGACTTGAGTTACTTTTTTTGTTTCCATATTCTTTATTTTTGAGATTATTTGTGGACGCAGTGGGAATCGAACCCACCCAACCATCACGGTTTTACTTGCCACATATATTAGCTAATTTAATGAAGCAAGTTCATGGAGATATTGCGCAATTACTCCACTCTAAAGCACGTCCTGTGCTTGCGCCCGTATGCCCGTCTTTCCGGGCTGTCAGTTATACTTCGATGATTACGATGTCAGGTGCAACACCTTTGATTGCTTCAACCTGTTCGTCAATCACCTTATTCTTGTATTCTTCAATGGCCTCATTCGCACCGGCAGAAACCAAAGAAAGGGAAACTTCCCGCCCATCCACATCGGCGTAGATTTCAACTTCGATTTCTTCACAGGCAAAACCTTTGAAAAGAGGGATATTCAGTTTGAACGATTTTGGCAGATTGGAATCAACCACTTGAGAATAGTTATCCGTCTTGTTCCCGTTTTCCTCTTTGCTACGTTCTATATCCTGATTCACTTTCGCCTTGAAGTTCTTCAAAGTGGAAACCAGCATCATGTTCTCAGACTTATCCTTGAAGAAGGCACGGTGCATCTTGAAGAACTGGGACAATTTGATAGGTTCCCATTTCCTTTCCGCATTGATACCGAACTCCTGCATTTCCTTTGAAGCCTGTAAAACTCCACTAATTACTGTCTGGTAATAATTGGTTTCATCAATAGTCAAAGCCAGACACATCTTATCACGGTTCACAATGATATTGGCCGATTTCTGATTAATCAGTTCGACACGCTTTTCCAGCCATCTGAAGGGTGCTTCTATCGTTCCATTGATAACTACTCTCTCCGGTTCTTTCGGGTCAAGGGCTACGGATGCTTTACCTTCTCTCAATACTACTTCGATGGGGGTACCATTGTACTCTTTCGGTACTACCAAATTGATTTTGTTTTCACTCATGATTCTGTTCCAGTTTTACGGTTAATACTAAATACTGTCTTCTGCATTTCTTGTGGCATGATTGGGCGGCTATAAACCAGTTCACCTAACTTGTTGTAGAATCCTACCATCTTTTCTTTATGGTATAGGAATTTTGCACATTCTTCATTCTCGACGAACTCCGAACCTCTTTTGATGTGGTCCAAAAGTTCCTGTTTTTCTTCATTCAAAGGCTTTAGGCGTTCTTTGAAACTCTCCATAGCCTCTTTCTTCTCCATCTCGACATCGTTGATGGTGATAGATACCTCAGCCAATGTTTCTTTCTTCTGAGCCAGTTCTTCGGGGGTGAATCTGTGGGTGTAGCCGATTTTCTCCACTGCATCGGCGTTGTCCTGAAGGAACTGCCATCGTTCCTGCTCAGGAATGTCTTGTCCTAAAAATTTGTCCATAATTATCTATAACTTTTTACACCGAACCTATTATAAATCTTTCTAGCGGTACCCATACCATTATAAACCGGGATGCAACTTCTTTGTAAGGCCTTCTCTCTTTGATGAATGCCGCTTGAATTAGGATTAATTGACTTCTCTGGATTAAAGAATCTTGCTACATCTTGGGGAAATTTTCTTTTCTTCATAATCTCAAAATTTTAGATAAACTCTTTATTACGTTCGATTTCTTGTTGTGCAAAAATTAGCATCTGTTGTTCGTTGGCTGAAGGCAGATAGATGCCGGCCACAGATGCGCTCCAGTTACGAAAGCGGTCAATGCTCAAAGTCATTTCACCTGTTGTCAGTTCTGCAGAACTTCGCAGATAGGTTACTTCCTTTCCTTTCTTGTTGACCGTCTTTCTCTCAAACAAATCACGGTTGCAAGTCCTTTTGTAGAAGTCTATCTTTGCTTCATCAAGGCTGCAACCGTACTCACTGCCGAAATACCCTAAAAGCAGATGCAAATAGCTGTTCTGGGATAGCGTGCGGTTAGGGAGCTTCTTTCTCACTTCCACAACTGCATGCTCCTGGAACAGTTTGTTTACATAAGCCTTGAACTTGGGTATATCGTATTCATTCTTCAGATTGAATATGCTCATAGGCTAGAACGGTAAGTCATCTTTGGGATTTCCATTCGCATCTACATCAGGTGGAAACGCCTGTACCATGGGTGGCGTTTGTGACGGTGCCGGTTGCTGTGCTGGCACGGATGCTGGCTGGTGCATTGGCTGACGGCCTTCCAGTTTATAGCAGCGGATGGACACCATACGTTTTAGTTGTCCGTCCTGATTTGTCCATTCCCGACCTTGAAGGGAAAAGGAAACCGTTATTACGTCACCGGTTCTGAACTGGTCAAGTTCGGCACATTTGTCACCACTTACTTCAAGTGGCAGGACGTTCTCGTACTGGCTCCGTTCACCTGTATAGGGGTCATAGGTTGTGGCATCAAGAATAAATTCTCGTTTCACAAACGGGTTGCCACCACTTTTGGATGGGATTTCTTGGGGCTGGCCAATATAGACAAGCCGCCCGGTTACTTGATTACTCATCTTCTGCAAAAATTTTCTTATCGGTTATCAAATCTCTGTTGTCATTCAAGAACCGGATAAAGTCCTCACAATGATTTATAAGGATAGGTATATCCCGCATCGGTACGAAAGTGTAGCTTTCAGTATAGGTTGATTTGAAGTCCGTAATATTATACTCAAATGACCTTACATCACTTCCGTTCTGCATCAGACAGTATGGATAAACCATGTGCTGCCAGTGGTCTTTGAACTTACCTACATAATAACTTCCGGTAGTCTTGATGTCATGTACTGACATCGGCATCAGTTCATCTATATAACCATATAGAAGAACTCCTCCGAAGCATGTTGGCAAAACAGCTTCAACCCGTTGCTGGGTCAAGGCCCCTTTATAATAGTCTGCAAACTCACGGCAGATTGAGATAGGGAAATCGAACTGACGGCATTTATAGGTGGCTCTCAGTCCAACCAATGTCTGTCTGCCATCCTGCATGTCTGACAGTAGTCTTTCCACCTGTACCTTGTCTGATTTCCGATTTTCAATCATACAGTCGACTACCTCATTGAAAGCCGTTCCCTTGTCGGCTGCTTCACTGTCAAACGGCACACGGTTTATAGTGTCAATCAGGCTCTGAAACTGCTGCTGTCTGAACTCTTCGGGGGTATGTGGGGGATTCTCACTGAACCCCCAATACCTTTCCCAGATGGCATCACTTTTCAGATAGCTTGTAAAGGCATCCAAAAGTGTAGCATAGAACTTGAATTTAGGCTGCTTTGTCTGCATAGGCCTTTGTCTCTTTGTCGAATACCAGCCCGAGAGCTTTTACTTTTGCTGAAAACAGATTTCTGGCCATATTCAAGGAACTGCCTACATGCTCAAACTCATTAATTCTTGACGCAAACTCATTTGCAGAACTGGCATCAGTAATAAGTTCGATGTTCTCTTTGATTTCAGCTATAACCTTATCGTACTTTGCAGCTTCTTCTTTCTTTACCTGCAACATGCTCAGGTAGGGCATGATTACCTTTGCAGTGATAAAGTCGTTCTTGGCAGTGGGATTTCCATTTTTGTCAAGAATTGTAGGCACCTGCATCAGTCCCGGCAAATTGCAGGTGTTTTTCCCGTCATTTCTTGATGTGGGGTCAAATGTGATTGTACGCTTCTGTACACCGTTCTCATTGCGCATTTCCAGATACCCCAGCAAGTCAAGTTCCGTAACAATAGAGTTGTACGATTTTTCTCTTAAAGCAGGTATGAACACGGTGTCGTCACCTTCTTTCCGGGTGTCACGGTGGGCCACAAACACTACGTTCTTGTTCAGTGATGAAAGGGTTCGTGTCATCCATGAGAACTCAGCGTTGATACCTCCCCAATCCTTGATTTGCGGCTGTCGCGTACCGCATTTGTAAGAAATGATGAAATCCATCATCTTTCCGATGGTGTCCACAACTATTGTCTGATAGGCCGAAAGGTCTTCCTGCAACACCTGTTGTACATCCTGCCATGAACTTACCTGTACGATGTCTATACCGTCCAGATGTGCCATATTCACACGTTTCACGCCATTGTCAAAGTCGAGCAGCAACGGTTTCGGTGCGCTCAATGCTACTGTTGTCTTACCCATACCTGCCTGACCGTAAATCATCATCTTAACGGTGGAAGGAATTACTAATTCATTGGATTTCTTAATCAAACTCATAACGCAATAGTTTTAAAGTAATATATTAATACATCAATTTTGCATGTTTTATCACGTCCCAGGCATTACAAGCCCATCTGCTGTGTGGCACGCCTTCTTTGGTCTTGTATCTTATTCTTCCGGATTCGCACAATTCTTTCAGCCTTTTGAGACCGCCTACTATCGAAGCTGCTTCGTATTTCCCGAAAGACTTGTTGTTTAAGACGATTTTCAATACATCTTCGTTTATCATAAGCATTTTATTTTAAGCAGATAATTGCCGAGAAACCCGGATACTCTGTTGCTGATACCCGGTACTTCACGTCCATTTTGTTTTTAAGTGTCCCGATCAAGCGAAGGTCACGATTGCGGCGTGATGCTTCCAGCTTGATTCCGTTGTGCCGTTTCTTGTCATAGGGAACTTTGTAGATGTCCCCTTTCTTCATTTCGTCAAAAAGACGTACTGTTTGGTAGTTTTCGTCTACTGTAATTTCTCTAACCATAGTTTAAGTATTTGATTGTTTGCTGGCAGAACGGGACTCGAACCCGTGACTTCCATGCTAACCCTTACATGGTGTTCTACCGCCTGAACTATCTGCCAATAAAAATGCCGGACTTTCATAGCCCGGCATCTACCTATTTTCTATAACCCATAAAAACTAATCGACTAGTGCGACCAGCGATTTGACCATGTTCTTGAAGTTGTCAAACTTCTTCTCTAGTTTGTTTTTTTCCTCACAATAAAAAGTGAGAGAACTTCTTGATGACTTCAGGTCTGTTTGTAGTTCTTCTGCGTATGCCACGAGTTCATCATGCGTCATAGCTTTCAATTCTTCATTTGTTTTCATGTCTATTCTTTTTAATGTTCTTGATTTCGGTTTCTATCTCCTTGTCGAACAGCTCCCGTCTGTCCAGTTCCCTTGAGCGTGCCGCCAGAATGGCACTGATGTCCGCAAATTCATCACAGATGCTTTTTATTGTTTCTTGCAGCTCGTTCATTGTCCAGTCTGTTTGCGATTGAAAAACCAGTGATTATAAACCCGACAAATCCTATCCAGTACATAGCAGACAGGTCTTGATTGAAGTGCATTACCAGAACGGACAATGCACAGAGAAAAAGTAGTATTTTCATAACCGTGTGTATTAAATATCGTTC